ACGACCGCCAGCTCCGTGCGATCTATGATCGCTACGATAGCAGGGCGCTGGTGGCGAGAGCGGTAGCGCGCACCAGGGGCGGCGCCTGACTGGAGAATGGGCCGTGGAGTATCTCCCTCTCCATGATCTGGCCGCTATCGCCGAAACAGTGCTGGCGGCAGAAGCCGGCGACAGCCCGCCCCTCAGCGTGGCCGATCTCGCCCGCCGGTTGGGCCGCCCCTACTTCACCGTCCGCAAGGCCGTGCAGAGGATCCAACGGGCCGGCCACTGGTCCACATCGCTTAAGGCGGGCTCCTGCCCCCACTGTGGACAGCCGGTCTTACTGCCCCCGGGCGTGAAGGCCCGCCTCCATCCCCGGTGCCGGGCGGACAGGGCCGCCCATCGCGCCAGAGATCGCCGCAAGGCCCATCCGGGCCTCTCCACCCCCTATGCTCGGGTGTGGAAAGTCAGACACCCCCAGGAGACCGTTGAGATGCGAGAACGGGAGAAGGCGAGAAAGCGCGAGAAGTGGCCGAGCCTGTCGGAGGAAGAGCGGAAGGCCATCCTGGAAAGAGCCCACGAGGCCGACCGGCGCGACTATCCCCTCACGCTGGAATCGGCGGATAGCAGAGGGGAGATCTGGAGCAGCGACGAAGACCAGTACGTGCTGGATCACCAGACCGACCCAGCGCGAGATGTCGCCCTGGCGCTGGGCCGCACCCTGTGGGCGGTGCGCAACCGTCGCGTTCGGCTGCGCCGCCGTCAGGAGAGCCGGCCTATCGACTGAGCGAGACGAGGCTCTTCCCCCTCAGTTCGATCCCCCTGTCGCCCCGGGGCTTCCGGTCGATCCCGCAGCGGTGGGGGCTCTGCAGGATCCTCAGGCACGCCTCGCGCTGCCCCCGCTGGTACTCCGTGTCGGGCCGGCCGATGGCCTGGCGGAGATGGTAGGCCCGGCACTGGGGGCACCCGTCGCCCCGTTGGAGATCGGCCAGGGTCCCGTTGTAGCCTTTGAGGAAGGGCGATCCCCGCATCAGGCCTCTCCTTGCTCCACGAAGGCGAACCGGTGCCCACGCCGGCGGGCGATCAGCTCCATGTCCCTGGCCAGGAACTCCCGCTGCCGGCCCTCCCGGTCTCGCACCACCCACTGGCGTTCCCCCTCGATCAGGACCGCATATCCCATCTCGCGGAAGTAGGCATCGGCGAAGTCGTGCAGTTCGGCCGTGTGGGAGTATGCCCGCACCCGGGCGGCCAACCGCCGGGGCACGTAGGCGGGCACCGCACCGTCGCCGCGATCCAAGGCCGCCTCGACTCGATGCTTGCCGTCCAGGACCACGTAGGGCAGCAAACCCGCCCTAACCTTCAGGCCGCCGGCGGTGATGTCGAAGCGAGCCTGGAGCTTGTCGTTGGAGTCCAGGACCACGGGAGGAACGGTCTCGGCCTCCAGCCTTGAGTATTCCCGCACCTTGGCTTCGTCCCCGGCCGGCGTCGGCATGAACAGCGCTGCCGGATGGACGATCTGGAGCACGTACCCCCCGGGTTCGTCGCTCATGTACTGATCGGCCCACTGGGCGGGGGTCATCAGCCCGCTCCTCACCTGCTCCGGAGGGTTGGCGTCCATGATGTAGCCCAGCACCTCCTGGCGGTTGGCCTGGGGGAGGAAGTGCCGGGCCAAGGCGGCCGACAGCAGGGCCGGCCCGAGGAGTGACGGGGTTGACGGACGGCTCGGCTGAGGGCGCTGCGGCGCCAGTGCAGGCCCCGACGGCCTGATCTGGTAGGGCTGCCCCAGGCCGCTCCGATCCACGAAGGGGCCGGCCCAGGTCTGGTACCATGTCTCCAGATCGGGCTCGGCTCCAGGGTCGCCCAACCAGCGCCGAAGCCGGGCCTTGAGCGAGCCGGTGGCTTCCCACCTGGGCACGATGTGGCACCGGCATAGCGGATGGGGCTTGCTTGGTTCCGAGCCCGCGGGCCAGAAGCCAGTGCCGTTGTGAGCAGCGAGGTCATCGCACACATCCGGGATCTTGTGAGCAGGAGACAGCCGCCAGTAGATCCCCTGGTAGCCCGGGGTGGCCCGCCCGACCATGATGGTGGACTCGTGGAAGCTGTTGTTCAGCTCCGTCGCCGCCAATCGGTACGCCTCGTAGGAGATGTCGGCCGGCACCTTCAGCCGCCGCCGAACGGCATCGCTCATCTCATGGCGCGCCCCGGGCTGGAGGTAGCGCTCCAGCCGTCGGGCCAGGGTCTTCGCGTCCTCCCCCCTCACCACCGCATCCTGGGTCAGGTTCAGGATCGCCCGTCGGTAGTTGCGCCCGACCCGCCATACCCGATCCGAGAGTTGGAGCCCGTCCCGACCCGTGCGGGCGATGAACGCCATGGCAGCCCGCTCGTTGATATCGGCGAACATGGCCCGCACCGAGGCCGCCCTGTCGACGATCACCGAGGCCGTCACGGCGGCGCCCGCGTCGGCGGCCGCCCGGCTCGTCACCCTGATCCCGACGTGGAGGGCGTCCAGGATCCCCGCCGACAGCTCCGAGGCCCGCTGGTCCAGCCGCATCGCCAGGTCCGCCCAATGGCGAGCCTGGAGGGAGCGCCGGGCATCGGGAGGCAGGTCGCGCAGGTCCCGGAGCACCGACTCGCGGGCGTGGAGGTAGGCCCGGCGGAGTTGGTCCACCGTGGCAGCCTCCTGACGCGCGAATCGTTCCCGGGCCCTGGCCAAGTACTCGGCATACTCGGTCACGCCCCGCCCTCCAGGAAGGGGGCCGCGATGGCCTCCGCCATGACGGCGACCAGGCGGGAGTCGGTCCAGTCCACCAGGTCGGGGACGATGACCACCTGGCCAGTCAGCCGGCCCGCCGCCAGCGTCAGGCGGAAGGACTCCAGCGAGCAGGGGCGGGGATCGGAGATGCGTTCCACCCGGATGGCCGTCCATGGCGCCAGGCCCCTCAGGGCATCGATCAGCAAAGCGGCCGCCTGCCAGGTCAGCGGCAGCGCGCCCTTCAGGCCCGAGTCTTCCGTCCGCACTATCGGTACTTCCTCCCCTCCACCTCGATCAGCCGACAGTGCCGCATAGGGCGCTTCTCTCCGCCTCCTGACCGATCCGCTCCAGCCCGTCGGCGATCTTGCCGGCGATCCGCTCCGCCAGAGCGTCCAGGCACTCTCGACACGGGTCCAGCACCCCCTCGGCCCGCCGCACCGCGGCCTCCCGGAGGAACTGTTCGGCGGGAGTCTGGGTTCGGTAGCATGCCTGCTCGATCACCTGGAGGGCATGGCCCTCCAGCCGCACCGGCACCGTCTTGACCACGCCCGCCCTCGGGGTCTCGGCAGCCCGGCAAACGTGGGGACCGTTCTCTCGATGAAGCCATGCGCCACAATCACTGCACCGTAGCACCGACGTCCTCCCTTCGCTGATTGAGCGGAGCGGCTATCCCCTGCCTCTGCCGCTGCCGCATCTGCCTCAACTGGTCGGCCAGACTCTCCACCTGGCCGGGCTCGCCGCCCGTCCCGTTTCCCGACGAGCCGAAGCCCTGGGCATCCGCCAGCCGCGCCAGGATCAACCGCGTGGCCTCCAGCCGTCGCAGTTCGTCGCTATCGCTGTGCTCATCCTCCAGGCGCTGCATGGCGGGCAGGTACTCCCTCAGGGTCTCGACGGCCGCCTCCAGGCTGATGACGTGGCCCTCGATGCCCGTCACCATGGCGGTCACCAGGGTGTTGACCACCGTGGCCATTCGGGCATCATCCCTCTCCGAGACCTCGGGCCATTTCACGTCCACCTGGTATTCGTCGAGGCTCCGCGCCTCGACCTTCTCCCACATGGCCAGGAACATGGATGCCAGGTTGCCGTAGTGCTCGGAGAACTGCCCGCGCTTCCGCTCCACCTTTCGAGCGAGGGGCACCATCTGCTCGGACACACTGGCTTTGGAGCTGGCTACCGCGGTCCCGAACGCGAATTCGGGCGTTTCGGAGACGTCGACGATGTTGCAGTAGATCAGTTCCAGCAGGGTCGCGGCCCCCGCGGCTCCCGAGTCGGCGGATATGAAGGCCACATCCTCCCCATCCGCCACGAAGTAGATCTCCTTGTTGGCGAACCTGATGGCCTTGTTCCTCAACTCATCGGCGGTGAAGTTGTCCCGCATGAACTTGTCGATGTTCTTGACCTTGAACTTCACCCTGGGGGTGGAGAACAGCTTCGAGCCCTGGATGGCATGCAACATCGTATCGTGGTAGGCGCGCATGAAGGGTTCGATGGGCTCCAGGTCGCTGGCCCCGTAGAGCTGGTTCTCCTCGGCCTCGTTCTTGAAGTGGATAATGGGCACGAACCCCCAGGGGTTATCGCGAACTCCGGCCTGAGCCCGCACCGCCTCGGGAGCCTGGCCCGCGACCTCGATACTGACCTTGGCCGCATCGATGGTCTCGGTGATGGTGTAGCTGGCAGTCTCCGAGCCATTGGCGTCCGTAATCCTGACCGGCCGGCGAATGACCACCGAGGCGATCCGGCCCGTCATGGGGTCGAGGATCGGCAGCACCCACTCCGGCGGGATCAGCAGCAGCTCCCACTGCTTCTTCGCGGGGCTATAGGGGTGGGGAGTGTAGGCGATGCGGGCGAAGCAGTCCCCGTCCCGGAGCGTGTTGCGGTTGATCCGGAGCATGCGGCCCGCCCACCGCCCGGCCACATCGGCCAGGGCGGCCTTGGCCTCGGGATCGGGATGGGAGAATGCCGGCACCCCCATGAAGCCCGCCGTCGTATTGATGACCGGCCGGGCGAAGGCGCCGCCCAGCTTGTACCTGTCGTGAGTATTGCGGTAGAGCTGCCGCGCCAGGGGATAGTCCACCCTGGAGGAGTCCAGGGTGTAGGGGGCGTAGGCTCCCCCGGCCGCAAACCACCAGGTTTCTGCACTTCGCAGGGCCGGTATCTCGCCAGCGGCCCGCCGCAGCACCCTCCGCCACCATGGATAGATGGATCGACTGGTCACCGTGTTACTACTCATAGAACGTGCTCCCCCTCAGGAGCGCCGCGTAACCGGCCCCCTGGTTGTCGCGAGCGGCTTCGGCCGCCAGCGCCGTTGCGATAACGCAGTCGTCGTGCATCCCCTCGGGCGCCGAGTAGCGCAGCATCCCGCTGGGCAGCTTGACCACCTGGAAGCTGGACAACTCCGCCTTCACCGCCGCGTTGTACCGTTCCTCCCTGGGCAGCCCGAACTCGCCTCTCTCGAAGTCGAGCGCCAGGGCCTCGATGACCGCCTTCTTGCTCGGATTGGTATTGATCCATCGCTCGACCGGCAGCCCGTCGGCGAGCAACTGCTCGATCAGCGGCTCCCCCATGGAGTTGGCCTCGGCCAGAATTACCAGCGGCTCGAATTCCTGGTAGAGCATCCTTAGCCGGTCCATCTGGAGGGAGTAGTCGATCTGGTTGAACCGGTCGTAGTAGACGAGATCCCTGGCCAGGACATCCACGACGGCGATGACCGTGTAGTCCTGGAACTTGCCCCAGTCCACCCCCATGACGTAGAGGCGGCCTTGATGTCTTTGCTCTTGCCACTCGGCCCGGCAAGCCTCCTCCAGCCGACGGAAAACCTCGCCGCCACTCTCCAGGAACTCGGCCAGCCACTCCTGGCGATAGACGGCCTCGGGAACCCGCTCCCGGGCGAGTGCCGCCGCCGCGCGGATTCGAGGGTTTGGGTTGGCGGAGCTGGGAGCGTGGAAGGCGGCGATGGTATTGTCCATTCGTTTCTTCCCCTCGAGCCACTCGCGCCAGAACCAGTTCTTCCCGGCCGGCGTCGAGATAAGCAGGGCATCGCCGCCATAGTCGGCCAGCGTCGGCTGGATCACCGCCGTCCAAAGGGTTTCGGACAGCCTGGCCGCCTCGTCCAGTACCACCAGGTTGAACCATTCGCCCCGCAGGGCATCCTCGCGTTCTCCGGAGTAAATCCCGACGAAGCCCCCGCTGGGGAACTCCAGGATCATCTCGGCGTTGTTGACACGCACCAGCCCGCGTTTGCGCAGGTTGGCCGTCGCCTCCAATGCCCAGCGCCACAGAGGGCGGGAGTTGCGGTAGGTGGGCGACACCCAGGCGGCTCGACCGCCCGCGTTGGCGAGCGTCAGGGAGACGCAGCCCCCCATCACGGTCTTGCCCCAGCGTCTCCCCATGGCCAAGACCTTGACCTTGGCCGGGTGCTCGGCGATCTCCCATTGGTCGCGCCGGAGGATGGGCAGAGTGAGAGTGGGGACAGAGCGTCCCGAGCGGCGGGATCGGAGCCGGTGGCCGGCCATCAGCCCTCCGCACCACCGGCTCCCCCCTCTTTCGGCAAGCCATCGGCCGGGGGCGCCAGCGGCAGGATGGCTGTCCTGTAGTCCACCCCCTGCACCCGAATGGGCGCGCCTCCCTCCTCCTCGGGGATACCGCCGACCTGGACCTTGGCCGAGGGGTTGTACCTCAGCAGGTCTCCCTGGCGCCGCATGATGGCCATGCACCGATCAGCGGCATCGCTGGCGCCCTTGAGCGCCAGCGGCCAGTACCGAGCGAAGAGATCGTCCAGCCGCTCCAACTCCAGCCGGAGGCACTCCTCGGCCTCGTCTCGGCACATGCGGTTGATCCGGGCCAGCTCCGCCTTTACGTCCCGATGGGCCTGTGCCTCGGAGTACTGATCCGAGACGCCTTCGACCTTGCGGAGTTGCGCCGCGATCTGCCGGAAGCTGCCGCCCTGCTTGCGGAGCTGGAGCGCCATCAGACGCCGTTCCGCTATCGAGACCACCTTGGCCGACAGTTGACCGCCACTCATCGTTACACCCTTTACAAGTTACGGGATGGGAGGGGCCGGATGCCGGCCCCTCCGCGTCTAGGTAGCGGACGAGCGGGCAGCACGGGGGGACGCCGGGGTTGCGCGATTCGGCCGGCCGGTAATCAGGCCTCCGATGCGCCGGCCCAGCCGTGTTGCGCCGGCCCAGCCGTGTTGCTCCCGCCCGCAGCCGGGCGAAGAGGCTTCGCATTCTTTCACCTCCCTTCCGCGCGGGGCAACGCAAAGCGCCCCGCATGATATGTCACGTGGGGCGCTCATCTCCCATGGCCGGATCTGGTCCGGCCAGCTCGATTGTCGATATTCGCTGGATAGTCGAGAGGGGGATCGGCTCGTGCCGAGAAGGATCAAGAGGATTATACAGCAGCGGGCGAAAGTGTCAAGAAGAACTTACCACATCGGCACAGACGGACATGAAGGCTGACCACGGGTAGCAAGAAAGGCCGGCTCCCCTTCGGCTAGGCGCGGTGGCCATTCATGGCCACCTGTTTCGCCTTGGCTCGAAGATCCTTGACCGTCACGGCGCCGCACTCCCGGCACCGCAGCACCCGCTCATAGATGGCCCCCTGGCCCTTCACCACGACCAGCGCATCGAGGCATCCGCACCCTGGACAGGTGGGCCGGAGAATCGGCAACGGCGCATGCGCTGGCTCAATCGCGGCCATCGCTGGGTCCTTCACAGCTCGACCCAGGCGGCCTCGAAGGCGCCCCGGGGTAGACCGGCTTCCTAGCCATCGTCCGCCTGCCACGCTGGATGCCAGGCCATGATGTCGATCATCTGCACC